ACGAGCAGTGAGGCTCCTAGGAACCCCACGCTTTCTGCAGTTATCAGAATTATAACTTCTGGTTGCAGTCTCGGTGCGATAGCCCTCCTCTTCAAACGTTTGAAGTCAGAGGGTTTCTTCGACTTCCTTAGAGGCCTCATCACTCACGCGATGAACCTCCTAAGAGCTGCCAAACTCTGGGAATTTTGCAAGAAGTATCCCACAGCAGTAGTCGTTTCACTGCTTTTCATTCTCCACCCCATCATCCGGGGTGTCACAGAGAGTGTCATGACAACCGTTTGGCTCATCATGTCAAGTGCCTTTGACATTGGATCTAATGGCTTGAGACTCATCAAACTTCTTTTCGACAGGAATCGCAATACACCTAGTGTTTCGGTCGAGGAGAAGGATGGTGAAATTGAGACCTTCAAGTCTGTTGTAGTCAACCCTGATGTGGACTCCAGACGGTGCCGCTCGTCGCATTAGCCTTTTCGCTTCTAGCGCCGCTTGGTGCCGTTTCAACTGGTCTGAAGGCAGTTCTCGCAGCATCGAAAGCTTTCGGAACTGCTACGAAGGAGTTCTCATCGATTGAGTCAGCTTTGGACGCAAACCTCCCTAAGATTTTCCGTGACTTCTTCCGGAGCATTGGCGTCATTGGAGCTCGCATCGAACTCGATGCTGATCTGCGAAAGGTTGTTGAGACAGGAACAACCCTCATGGATCGCTATGATTTGGAGCGTGTCACCTGCCTCCAAGACATTGGCTTCCTCGGACTCTTCTCGTCCACATACACCTACCTGACGGATAATGCATGTGTCGCCCTTGCGGGTGTTTCGGCTACATCAGCCACCCGCAGGTACGTGGAGCGTCTGATGGATAAGATGCGTTCCATACTCGGTTCCGTCGTCGAGGCGAAAGCTGTCGACATACGTGTCGAGCCTGTCGGTCTGTTTATCACTGGTCCATCAAACATTGGTAAATCTTACATCGCGAAAGCGATGGGTGGTACTTTCTTCCCCAAAGCAACGAAACCCGTGTACTCCAAGAACCAGAGTGATCAGTACTGCACGAACTACCGGGGGCAGAACTTGTTTCTTTATGATGAGCTTGGTGCCGCTGGAACAAGTGAAGACCTCACTGCAACATGCACCGAAATCTTGTCTATGGTTTCCACTCATGATCACTTCTTGAACATGGCTGCTCTGGCAGACAAAGGAACCAAGTTCACGTCAGCAATGGTTGTCGTTGCCACCAATGAACCATTCACGAAGCGTTGGGTCAAGCACGCAGTCGCCTTCTGGAGACGTTTCATGGCTGTTCAGGGCTCTCTGAACCCTGAATATGAAATCAATGGCATGTTGAATGTCGCGAAGCTCCGATCGCTCACTCCAGAGAAGGCAGCTCTCATGCCCCATCTCTCATTCCAACGCTTCAGACTCCAGGTTGTCAATGGCGTGCTCCTACCGGTGCTTGACAAGACGAAGTTCAACTACACAGCACTTGTTCACCTTGTTAAATTCGAGCTTGCCGCCAGGCAAGACGCTGCTGCTGCAAAGCGCCTCGATATCAAGCGTGCCCAGACTTTCGTTTTCCCCGTCGATGAGGTTATCATCACTCCTCAAATGCTCCGCGCAATTGATGAACATGATGATGGGTTTGCTGTTACTACTGCAGCTTCCAAGCAGTCTAGGAGAAAACACAAACGTGGTGCCCGTGGCAAGAAGAAGATCCCCACAGAAGCAGGTCCTGCTCTCAAGACGACTAAAACGAAGACTGGTGCCGACCCACAGCTTGAGGTCAAAGAGCCAGGCCCCACGGTTCATACAACTACCTCATCGCAAACTTACACAGCTGCTCTGTTGAAGAAGGTCACTGACATCACTGGCCTGACAGCAACTCCCAAACCTGAGATTGCTACCACAACAGTGCAACCTGAGGGTGGTTGCCCCCGGACACCTGATGAAGAATCGGAATCTGATGGAGGCACCTCATCTGAATCAGATGTCCCCACTTGTGAGGCTGATGACCCGTCTGGGACGCACCCGCAGATGTCTACCACAGATTACTTCAAACGTGTCTTCAAGTGGACACCCCGCGAAGCCAAGCTTGAAGATGGGGATGAAGTCCCGTGCGATGTTGATGCCATCCTCGCTCAGGAAGAGGATGATATCATGGCAGAGTCTATGCAACAGAGGCTCGGCATCAATTTCATGCCTGCTATCAAGAAGCTTGGCGGTGCGCTTGCGTGTTCCGCCCTCTTGTACATGGCCTATCGTGGCTTGCGATCTCAGAAAGGTCAAATTTCTATTGAGGATGAACTCAAGGATTACAACCCTGATGAGGAAGAAGTCGAAGTCGTCACTCCAGAAACTGCCCGCAAGAAGAAGGAGCGGACTCGAGCCAAGAAGGAGAAATGGGCCTCGAAGTATCAAGACCCTGATGATGACTATGAACCTAGGAGCTACAAAGGTCAACTCGGAGATTCTGGTGATGCATTTCTCGGGCGCGGCGTGCAACTGCGATGGGAGCAAGACCCAGTTGTGAGCGCTCTCGGTGTTCTTGAAGATGAACCACAGACCTTCACAGAGTCTTTTCGTCGTCAATTGCTCACCATCACTAAAGCGATTGTCAATTTCACCACACCACGTGGGACAGCTCATGCCATTCAGGTTGATGGGTGCCACACACTCGCACCCCGTCATGCCATCATGGATGGTACGGGGTACTTCCAAGGAGCTGAACCCTTCATGTTCAGTGGTGGTGCTGAAGCTTGGTCAACCATTGCGAGTGATTACACCGTGTTGACCCCACCCACGTGTACCACCTCAAATGGAACAATCCACTACCAAGATTGGGTCCTCTTACGACACAAGAAGGCACGTGCCGGGTTCCCTAACATCTCAAAGATGTTTGCCACCATCGATCAGATGCGCTCGGCTGGCACTTCGACAGCTTATTGGTTGCTGAACCCCCACTGGGAATCTGGATCATTAGGTTGCGAATCACCTAAGTTCGTGACTGAAGGCATGTCTTGGGAAGTTTCTGGTTTGCCCATCTTCGCACGTGACTACATGCAGTATCAGTCAATGTGGGAAGGAGCTTGTGGGCTCCCCACTGTCCGTTGCAAGGATGGGAAGTTCCTCATCTCTTCCATCCATGTGGGCTCGAGAACTGCTGAGCATCCTGCCACTGGAGTTGGCTTGTTTGTACCACGGTCTCTGCTCCAATCCATGATGTCATCAATCCCAAAGGTTGACATCCGGCCTGAGACAGGTTTCGTTGATTCACTTCACTGTCCCTTCAAACTGGAAGCTACCGAACCGAACCCCCATCTTGATCAGTCGTATGAGCAGCTCGGATCTATCCCGAGCTATAAGGGTGGTGGCGGACGGACAACTCGCTACGCAAAATCAGCACTCTTCGACCACCCGATCTGTGCAGATGTCAACAAGGAGCCAGCTCTCCTTGGTGATCCAGCTGACAAGCGTTGTTATGATGAGGATGGTCATATCTCAGGTGTCAAATTGATGATCATGGAGCACAATCGTGGAGTCAAGAAAATGGTTTATGACCCGATCTTGCTCGAGGAAGCCATCACTGGTGTTGCTGAACACATGCGCCAGTCGAGTTTCCCTTTTCCCGACGGGTCACTCAATCTTGACGAGGTTCTCAATGGCTCTGAGCGCTACCCGAACGTCGTTCAAATTTCGATGAACACGTCAGCTTGTTTCCCGCTGTCTCGTGACCGGCCAGGGAAAGGGAAGCACAACTACATCGCTCGTGGTGATGATGGCCGACTCGCTCTGAAGCCCACTCAGCTAATCGATATGCTTGCAGCAGATGATCTCTTGTTGCAGGCTGGGATCACGCCAACTTGGGTCTCGGAGAGTGCTCTGAAGGATGAGCTCCGGAATCCAACGAAGATCAAGGCTATGAGAACCCGTGTTGTCGTAGCTGCACCTCTAGCACAGAACATAGCTCTCAAGAGGTTGTGGGGCTCCTTTGTGCATTATCACATCAGCACTTTGCAATCCGAGAATCAGAAGATGGGCATCTCAGTCTACTCTGATGATTACAACCAGCTAGTCTCGCGATTCCGGAAGTTCGGTGATGCATCCACTCTCGTCGCCGATTGGCACAAATTTGAGTGCATGTTTGTTCGGAGTTTGTTCGAAGGTGTCTATCGCTGCATGGAAGCTACCTTCCGTGACAAATCTGACCAGGTTTCAAGGAGGGCATCCTTTGAAGCTCTTATTGACACGCGCGTTCTTGTCGGTAGCTATCTTATCATTCAGAAGGGACACAATCCCAGTGGTCATTACTTGACAACCCCTGTCGGTGATGTCGGAAACAATATCCTTCACGGGTATGCATTCCTCGACATCGCGCGGGAGCGTGGTCTGAACCTCGGTATTGCTGACTACTTTCGGATGGTTGCGCTAAACACCTATTCTGATGATGTCAAAGCTTCGACCTGGGCTCCGTGGTACACACCTCTCGCTATTGGAAGGGTCTTCAATGACAAGGTGAGGATTACTGGGTCACCGTTGTACACTGCTGTTGACAAAGAATCGAGTCTCGAAGACCACCACGAGATGGAAGCTTCATCACCCTTCATAGGTGTCATCACCCGTGAGGTTCAGCCAGGTGAACCGTACCCACACATGACGCGCTATGTCTCAGTGCCTCATGATTATGACTATGCTTCGGTCGCTTATGTCGCCAAGACACTCGACCCAGTTGATGCTCTCGTCACCAATGTTGACTGCTTGCTCATGCGCCTTTCAGGCTTAGTGAGACCTGAGTTTGAAGAGATACGCGAATCCTTCATTTCAGCACTCGAAGATGTTGGGATATCGTTCATACCTGTCACCCATGATAGGTGCATCACTATGTACAAACTCCGACAACTGAATGCTGCAACTCTCGACGAAAGTGCTTCTGAGATTGCACGCCGCAATCGACCACTACTCGTCAGAGAAGCGAGAGCGATGCCTAAGTTCACTCCCAAGACTCTGGACCATTCACACAAGTTAGCATCGATGTTAACGAAAGTCCACATCCAGCCACAGATGATGCAGACTCAGGATGTTGTCGATGATGCTGATGTGAAAGAGGAAGCCGTGATTATAGCTCCAGATCTGGTTGTACCAGCACCTGTTGAAGAGGACTACATGCGTGTCACCTGCATCAACCAGATCATGAAGAGGACAGTTCCAGTTCTAGAGTTGTTCCTCCCTGAGGGCAATTATGTCGTCGGGGTTAACCCTTCTGGCTTCTTGCACGGAGGCACAGACCCTGGGTTCTCAGGTGGTAGCTTACCCAGCTTCTTCGCACGAGCCTATGCTGCATGGCATGGGCAGTGGGAAGTCAAATCCATCGGTGAGATGTACACACGTGCAACGTACTACCCGACGCGGTACAATGTGAATACAGCTGAGCAAGCATTCCTGCAATCTGATGTGCCAGCCGGTGGGAGCTTTGGTTTCACAGGACCACTCACACTCACTGGTGATCGAGTCGGCTACCTTGAACTGGTTGTGCCTTACAAGTCAATCTACCCTGTTTGCCGGATCCCACGCTCGGCCGCGGATCATGACATAGAGCACACCACAGGTTGTCTAGTCTTCAACATCGACAATAGCAATGGGCCACTTCCAGCTATACCTAAACGCTGGACTCTTTTGAGTGCCGCGGGTGATGACACAACTTTTCACGGTTTCCTGGGCCCCCCAGATCTGGTGTGGAACGCTGGCTCCTACAAACAGCGCCCATCTGTTTTCAAGAAGGCTATTGTTCGTCCAGAAATGTTCAGACCGAAACTCGAGAGTGCAGAAGGCAATATTGGTATTGCTTTCAAAGGCACTGCGGTAGCAGCACCTACCGGTGGTGTCGCCACGCCCACTCGCTACAATGCTCCAAACATGTCTGAGCGTGGTATCACGTTCGAGGAG